CCAACAGCAACCGCTTTTAATACTCGCGCCAATTCGTCCATGTTTTCAGCAAGCGTCGAAATGACAGAGGCAATACTGTTGAAAAATCCGGTGCTTTTCTCGAAGTTGCCAACCAGCAAAATGAATGAGTTATTCAGTCGAGTAAATGAAGTCGCAATGGTGTCTTGTGCTGCGCTAAACTGTTCATTGATCGCATCAGCAGACCCAAGGATTGCGTCTTTAAATAGCTGATTCGTCAGGTTGCCATCCGTCACAAACTTCTTCAGACTTCCAGCCGTAAGTCCAAGTTGCTTCTCTACTTCCTTGAGCAGATTGGGCATTCCGTCAATCAACGAATTGAACTCTTCCGCTTGAACCTTTGGCGAGTTCAAGGCTTGCGCTAACTGAAGCAATGCCCCAGAAGCTTCAGAGCTACTCGTTCCGGCTGCGGCTAATGCCTTGGCGACAATTTCGGTAATGCGGATCGTTTCGGCTTGTGATGAACCTAACTGGTCAGCAGCAACACGAAGGCGAGCGTAAAGCTTGGTGGTGTCTTCAATTGCGGTTCCGGTAGTCTGTGAGACTCGATACAACTCTTTTTGAACCGCTGCGGCTTCAGCGGCTGAATTCGTTGCAATGCGGATTTGATTGGCAAAATTCGTAAAAGTGTCAGCGGCTTGTGCAATCTGTTGAACGCTGATTGCGGCAAACAGAGCAGAAGCGGCATTCCTGGCAGACTTAAAAGCAGACTCCATTTTATTGGTTGAGTTTGCCACTCGGTCCATTGCAGAAGACGATTTCGTGAGTTCTCTCTCCAATCTGCCCAAACGATTAATGGCGTCACGAATCTCTAATTCAATTTCAATGGTAGAGGCTGCGTTTGCCATTTATCGCTTTCTTCGTGGTCTTGGGGTAGGTCGAGCGGTGCTAGACTTCTTCTTCTGCAAGTCTCGTTTGCGCTCGTTTTCTTGCTTTCTGTGGCTAGTGACTTCTCTGTCAATCGTCACTAGTGCCGAATAGACTTCTGGTGTGTTGGTTTGGTTTCTTCTCAGATAAGCGTCAATGGCTTCTTCGCGCAGAAAACCAATGTCAAAACCCAAGTCTCGTCCGGTTGTGTCCAAGTCTCGAAAGGCTTGAACCGCTGCCAAGTTTCTCTCAGTCAGCGTCAAATTGTTCGGGCAGACTGCACAAGGCGGTTCTTCGTCTTCCTGCCAGACGTTGTCAGCAGACTTGCAGCACCAAACCGCTTGGTATCGGTCACTTTCTTGAATGCCATGCTCTGCTGAGTCACCTAGATAAGTTGCTCTTTCAAGAACCAGATCTAGGTAACTTTTTAATTTCCCTCTTCGTCATCGACTTTGGCCTGAGCAAGCCTCATCAGCTTCAAGCTGACATGCGTTGCCATTTTATTGAGTGCTGCGTCTTCTCCAACAAACAGGCTTTTGTTCTCAACACTACAATCTTCATCGAATGACCAGGAGGTCACGCAAGGCACAAAAAGCTTTCGAGCAAACATAAGAGAATCAATCGTTTGCTTGCCTTTTTGCGTCTTGGTTGCTGCGTTGAGTGCCTCAGTCAAAAGCTTTTGGTGAGGCAGAACACAATTGAAGGTTGCTTCTAGGTCCAATTCACTGTCATTGAAATCAATTTTGACTTCATTGGCTCGCTGGACATCAAAAATGGAAGGCATAAATGAATTACTTGTAAATTAGTGAGAAAGCGGCTGCGTCTGTTGCAGAAGATCCTTGAGTTAAGGCAAAGTCTACGCTTGCCGCTGCGGCTCCATCTTGCTCTGTTCCTGAAATGGAAACGCGAGCGGATGGAATGATAATCTGAACAATTGAACCTGCGGTGTCGCCAACCTGCACACCAATTGCGATTTGCTCCAGTCTTGCGAACTGCTCGAATCGGTAGGCTTGTGCTGGCCTCATCACGAAATCAAAAGAACCTGTCACGGTAATATCGTTGCTGACATAAGCCGCGGCTGGATACTTGTCTCCGGTCATCTCTGCCAAGCCTGGGTCGCCCAGATTCTTGCTGACACTCATGCTGAAGCCAGTTGCCAAGAACTCGTTTGCTGAAGCAATCAAGCTTGCGGCTGCGGTGTTCTGTGCTGCCAAGTAAACTTGAGCGGCACTGGTGGCGATTGGCTCATAAGTGCTGAGAGTTGCGGCTGGCAAATGAGGCACTAAGTAGTCAGTCGCGCTGACTGTGAAGGAATCACCTGAAGCGGCTTGCACTCCAACCGTCGCGGCTGTTGTCGAAGGCGAACTGATGGTTGCAGCTCCGCCAGTGTTCACCTGTGAATCTGAACTGTCGTAAATATCAACCAGTTGCCCAGAGAAGAAATAATCGGCAGCGACTGCATTGCTGGCAGGATCTAAGGTAACGGTGGCAGCCGAGGAATCGGTAACAGAAACGTCTGTGCCTGTTGCGTTCACTGGTCCAGAGTACCGAATTCGGCTTGCTCGGCAATTGGCGGACATGGTGAAAACACCGTCTCTGGTAATGTCTACGCTGAAGCCTTCGACAACGGTTCCATTTGCCACATAGAGTTTGTAAGTATCGACCAACTGAGACACTTGGAAGGTGTCGCTAACTCGACTGAAGCTGTAAGTGTTTGATACTCCAGAAGAAGTCGTCAGTGTCCCAAAAACCTTTTGCAGCAAAGTATCTTCGGCTGGTGCAGTGCCAGCAGTTCCAGAAGGCTTCACCAAGAATGGAATATCAAAGGTTGCTCGCTCGGCATAATTCACAAAACTTCGATTCTGTAAAAGCCTTGTGCCGACTTCTGAAATATCGCTGGTGTTGAACGTCTGGCTCAGTGCCAAAGGTTCGGTTGTGGTGAATCCATCAGAAGCAGAAACTGCGACATAACTGCCAGCAGTTGATTCAGTGGTGATGTAGGGTTGAGAACTTCTCAGTCTTAGATAACGGTCTGGAATCGCCATTGTTCTTCTCCTTTATTCAACGTCATTTTCGATGGTGCGATACAAGACCGTGTACCGCATAGTTGCGATAAAAAACTCACTTTCAGCAGATGCTTGCCGGATCTGCGTATCGGTGATTCGTGAATCTATTGCCAAATTATTCAGCGTTTGGTCGTTCGCCATTGCTTCTTCCACCTCAACAGTAATTGTGTCCAAAGTACTTTCTGCGCTGTTGCCTTTGGCTACTGCTTCAATGGACAAATCAAGTGTTCGTTGTTGCCTGTTTTGAATGCCAATCTCCAAGCGTTCAATGCTTTCTGAATTGGCGTAAATCAGCAGTCCAGGCAAATCACTGGTTGCGATTGGATAAGTTCTTGATAGAAAGACATTGCTTCCAGTGGTTGCAAGTCCGGTTAGAACCGTTTGGATTCTTGCTTTGATTTGCGCTCGTTTATGCGCCATTACACACCCAACATGATTTGCGTCATGCCTGTCCCATCGGGCTGAATCCCTCGAACCGTGTAGTTGACTGCGCTGATTGTCAGAGTGTCACCATGCGCTAGGCTGGACACGTCAGCGGTTCTTGCCAGCAGTGTTGGCTCTGAGCTTTCCACCTCTGACTCGTCTACATCAACCGCCAGAAAGTCATTGTCAAAAATCGCCACAAAAGTGCTTGCGTCTGCCTTTGTCACAGTGGTTCCGTAGTCTGCCAAAAGTGCTGTTCGATCAGCAGCAGTCTCAACGCTCATTTTGCTTTAGGCTTTCGTGCGGTTTTAGTCGTTCGAGTGGTCACTGGTGGCGCTTCTGCCTCGTCCAAGCCTTTGGCCCGATTCTCATAAATAATCGCTTTGCCCATGCCAATCAGTTGATTTGCTTCTTTTGGGTCAACGCTAATCACTTGGCCCACTCTGACAGGTCCACCGTTTGCCACCGTGCCTCTGATAATCTGAATCTTCATTGAAATATTCTCTGAAGTCGTTCGTTGTATGTCACGATTCGCCCAGGATTTTGCAATTGGTCCCGTGCTTCTATCCACTTGCCTTGTTGGTCTTCCTGAACTCTTGTTGGCTTTTTATCTAAATCCCATTGATGCCAGTATCGACGGTTGCCCGTGTAGAAATCGACACCGCAAACATGAATTTCTGAGTAGCCCAAATAATCTGCCGTCCAAAGTGCTTCTGGTCCGCTGAGTCGTATGAATGGGACAATTCCGCCATGAATATCTTTGTCTCTTAGATTCTTTGGTTCATGGTGCACAATTGCTGGCGTTTCGTATTCCTGAAGGTGTTTGACCATTCGGACGTCGTGAGCGTAGCACCAGGCAAGTTCCCCAAGAAAAAGTAAGCCGTGATTATTAACTCCGGCTAAGTCGTAATTTCTTGAACCTATCTGCGCCTTGGCTTTCGCTAGGTCTGAAGGCGCAGAAGGTCCGCCACAAAGTAAGATACAAGGTCGAGAAGCACCCCAACCTTGTAGCTCGTCTAGCTGATACACTCAGGCAACGGTCACATCCTGTGCTGCCGCGAAGCTTTCAGCGTGGGCAACCGCAATATCCATATCTTGATAAAAATATAGATTTGTTGTGGCTGTTCCTGCACTGCCATACGGATCTACGAGAACGTCCAAGGCGCTAAAGAAGCCAATGTACAGATCGCTAAAGTTCCCGAAAATTAGGGAGTAAGGCGAGGAACTTGGTGCTTGCGTGGTCTGCACTACCGGATAGCCAAGCATCGAATCTGGTGTTGGCATAATCATCCGCGAGTCAGTGCTGGCAGCCACAAGCGTTTGCATCAGTTTGCCTACAACTGCCGGATGAGTTACCCAGCGCAGGTTGCCAAGCAGAGCGTTGTCCTGTGAAACTTCCGTCATAATATCAACGACATTCCCGTAAGTCAGATTGGCGTTGCCGCTTGTTCCGCCAGATGAAACGTCACCGATTCCAGCAGTGCCTAAAATTCCGGTTGGCTCATTACTTCCGCCACCTTTCAGCGCTACGTTGTCGATTTTTGCCGCGAAAATTCGGACCATGTTATTACGAATCAGCTGCTCTACACTTGGGTCAGACTGAATCATCAACTCGCGAGTCACGGCAACTTTGTTTGCCAGAAGCTTTGGCGTCATGGTGACTTGTGCGAAGTCAGGCTCGCTATTTCCAACTGAGCCACCTTCCGCAATGAAAGCCGCTGCGGTGCTGGTTGAAATCTTGGGAATTGCGACATTCCCAGATAAGCCGTTCAGTACGGTTGCGCCTACTTGTCCCAGAATCGACGTTGAAATCAGCGCATCAATGAATCGGTCGCCTCGGTAATCTTCCGGCACAATATTGCTTCCTGCGCCAAAGGTTGCTCCGGCTGCGGTTGATACCGTTCGGGTCTGCCAGCCAAAGTCAGGAACAAAGAAGCCTTTTGGTTGTCGGCTTTGCTTCTTTGCCAGTTCCTTAGAAACTTCGAGTTCAAATCCGGCCTTGCTCCAATCCTTTGCATCTGCGGCTTGAATCGCTCTTACCAAGCTGTAGTTGCGCTTTTCTTTCGGTGTGGCGTCAACGCTGAAGTCGATTGGCTTGCTGGTCTTCTTCTCAAGCAGCATGGCTTGAAATTCAGCTAGGCTTTTCTCTTCTTGAAGTGCTCGGAAAGCCAAGTCATACTCGTTGTGCCGCTTGCCAAGTTCGAGAATCTGGCTTGATTGGTTGCGGTACTCTTTCAGTTGGTCTTCTTGCCGTACTTGAACTTCCGGCTCTTTAACTACTTCAGCTTGCATAGGTTCTCCTTTGATTGCTGAGTTGTTATCATCACCGGAAGCTTCCGGCTTGTATGCTCTGCCCACTCCGACAGTAGAGTCAGCAGGAATGGAAACCATTGAAACTTCCAATGGCTTAAAAGAACTCACCCGATAAAGCGGTTTGTCTTTGTAACCGTTCTCGTCTTTGTTCATGGCTTGAATCTGGTATCCGATTGAGACGTTGCCTCTGATTCCGTCAACTACGTCTCTGTAAACTTCTTCGGCAAGTGCGGACTTGCTGAATCTTACTTGCGCTCGAAGCTTGTCCTTATCCATATAGGCTCGCTCAACCACTCCAATTTGCTGTCTGGCGTCATGGTCAAGCAGAAGTGGTGCTTTGCCGCTGGACATGAATTCCATGTCAACGCTTCCGGCATTGTGTTCGAGAACTTCATAGCCAAATTCTCTTTCAACCGGATTTGTTGAACTAATCGACATCATCACTCGACGGTCATGTTCTTCGTCCATCATCCGCACTGAACCCATTCGGTATTGGGTCTGAACTGGTAAGTCTCGCTTTTCGACTTGTTCAACTTCTCTTTCTTCCGGCTCTTCTGCGACTTGTTCCGCTTTGGCAAACGCCACAATGTACTCGTCATTCGTTTCTTCAACGTCAATGACATGCCGCTCAGTCATGCTAGTTAAATCCATGTTTCTCTCGCTTTGATTCACGATTTTTTCTGACCAACTTTTTCCAGCATCCCCACCCCACAAAGCCCAAGCGATTCGTCCGTTGCTTGGATAACCTTTTTCTCCTGGTCTGAATCCTTTAGCTTTTTTGTCAACTTCATGCCTCGCGAAAAAGGACTTCATTCTCTTCACGGTTGCCAACGGTAAACTCTTGCCGTTTGAAATATCTCTTGCTCTGGCGATTCCGACACTGGTTCCGCCTCTGCCAAATTCTCGTCTCCACTCTAGGCCACGGTTTGCCTCGGAAATCATGCCCTCGGTAGGTTTGTGGTTTTCCGCCACTATTCAACCTCTGGCTCAACTGGTCCGTGTGGACTGCCTAAAGGCTCAAAGGCTAGGCTGATTCCGTAGCGTTCCGCCATTGCCTTGTCGTTCTGCATTTGCTGGAAGACTTCTTCGATGTCACGCCCGTATTGTCTGGCAACGTCATTCAGTGACTTGAAGCCATTTCTCACTGCTTCGACTTCGGCTCGAATCTCTTTTGCTGGATCAACCCAACTGAAACCTCTACCTCGAAACTCAAGAGTGTTTGAAAACTTATCGTATCTGGTAATCGGAATGGGAATTGAGCCGGAAGTCATCGACATTTTCAGCCACTCTTGCGCGACAGGCTCGCAGAGGTGCTGAATCAAAAAGCTTTGAATCTGACGATACAAGTCACGCTCTTCAAGTGCACCTTGCCTTATGCTGGAATAACTGACGCCTTCAAGGTTGTTACTCAGGCTGGTGTAAGAAATGCCAAGTCCACTGGCAATGCCTCGAAGCACACCTTTATGAAATTCAGCGTAAGCACTGGTTGGATGGCTAGGATTCCATTCTTGAAACTGCATTCCAGCCGGAAGCTGTTGAATACTTCCAGGTTCGCCCGACATGATTTGATTGCCGTCTGCGCTTTCATCACCAATGAATCCTTCACCGTCTGCGCTAACCAAAAAACCCATTTTTGCGGCTGCGGTTCTTGCTGCAATCAGTTCGGCTTCTTCGTATCCTGAGAGGATTCGCATTCTCGTCATTGCTGAAGCAAACCAAGTAACGCCTCTGGTTTGTTGCGCTCGGTCAGGCAAATAAATGTGTAGGATCTCTTCAGCCGGAACTCTTGTCCGCTTGTCGCTTCTTCTCTGCCCGAACGTGTCGAACGGATGGCCTTGACCAAGCTTGAGATAGTACGCTTGCGGTGCGTCAAACTCGTCGAGTTCCACACCCATGACCACTCTTCTGCCTCTTGGCTCTGTGGTGAAATATTCTTCGTCGAGATAATCCGGCTCTAGCACCTGAAGTGCGAGTCCGTCACGCCAACGCTTCCCACGAACAAAACGAATCAGAATCTCGCCATCCCGACAAAGTCCCTGAATCACTAATCGCTGAATGTCTAGCCAAGACTGACGCTGATTGGCGGAACAGGATTTACCCCAGCGTCGAAAGGCTCTTTCAATGATTTCATTTCCGGCTGCGTCAAGTTGCCCGACATTCGGCTCATTGAGATTTCTGGCGCGAGACTGAAGCGTAAAGCCATGCTCGCCAACTACGTTAGAACTCATCAGTTGCAGGTAACGTCTGGCGTAATCGTCGTTTCTGCAAAGTTCTCTGGCTCTGTCTCGTAGACGTCTAAGCGAATATTGAAGTTCTGCGTCTGAGCTGGTCGTTGAACCAACAAAATCCGCTAGGAATCTCGAACCTGCCGCTCCGTCATATCGACGTTTTGTTCGCTTTGGACTTGGATTCTCTGGTGCTTGTCTGTGGACTCGGTCAGTGAGCCACCACATTGCTTCAGCGATCATCCTGCCCTCCTGAACTCGACTTTAACGAGATTGCCAGGACGTTTGCCTGCTCTTGCTCTAGCTTGCTGATTTTCTTTAGCAACCTCTTGTCTGTAGTAGTCGCGCCACTTCATCAGGTCTTGAATTGAAAGCTTCGTCAGGCTGCGGTTCCCAATCGAATACTCTTCAACGT